ACAAGGGAGTGCTGTGAGCTTCGAGCTTACAGACAAGCAGCTCCAGGCGCTCGACCTCCTGGGCAGCGATGCGATGCACCTGCTCCTGGATGGCGGCAGCCGCTCGGGCAAGACCTTCGTCTTTACCCGAGCAGTCGTGACCAGGGCGCTCGCCGCGCCCGGATCGGATCACGCCATCATGCGGTTCCGGTTCAATCACCTCAAGGCGTCGATCATCGCGCAGACGTTCCCGAAGGTGATGAGCCTCTGCTTTCCCGGCGTAGAGCCGCATTGGGACCGGGTGGACTGGAACGTCAAGGTGGGGGAGTCGCGCATCTGGTTCGGTGGACTGGATGACAAGGAACGCACCGAGAAGGTGCTCGGCCAGGAACACGCGACGATCTACCACAACGAAGGCAGCCAAACCTCATACACAGCCCGCAACATGATGCTGACGCGGCTGGCGCAGAAGGTTAACCGCGTGGATGGCATACCGCTGCGGCTCAAGGAATACGTTGACTGCAACCCGCCGGGCAAATCGCACTGGATTCACCGGCTGTGGTACGACCACATCGACCCGGACACAAAGAAGCCAGTCGATGCACGAAAATACACGCACCTCAAGATGAACCCCGGCGACAACCGGGCCAACCTGGCGCCCGAGTACATCAGGACGCTGGAGGCGATGCCCCAGCGCATGAGGGACCGCTTTCTGTGGGGCAAGTACGCCGATGACAGCGAGGGCGCACTGTGGTCGATGGAGCTGATAGACCAGTGGCGCGAGCTGGGCAACCTCCCGGACATGCAGCGCGTGGTGGTCGCGGTTGATCCAAGCGGGGCGAGTGACGACCCGGACGAGAATAACGACGAGGTGGGCATTGTGGTCTGCGGGCTTGGAACGGACGCCAAGGGCTACGTGCTGGAGGACTTAACACTCAAGGCAGGACCGGCGAGGTGGGGCAATGTCGCGACAGCAGCTTTCGAGCGCCGCCAGGCGGACGTGGTGGTCGCTGAGGACAACTTTGGCGGGGCTATGGTCAAGCATGTTATCGAGACTGCTCGCCCTCGTACTCCTTTCCGATCCGTCACCGCCTCGCGCGGAAAAGTCGTCAGAGCCGAGCCCATCAGCTCGCTCACGGAAACGGGCCAAATCCGTTTCGCTGGCTACTTCCCCGCGCTCGAGGACGAGCTGTGTGGGTTCCACCGGCATGGGTATACGGGGCCGCGCTCGCCCAATCGGGCCGACGCGATGATATGGGCTTTCAGTGAGCTGTTCCCCGGTTTGGTCAAGCCGAAGGAAAAGCCGAAGAAGAAGCCCAAGCCGCTGAACAACTTCCAAGGCAGTCACGGGTGGATGGGGTAATGGAAAGCACGCTAATCAACGGTGTGCGCGTATTTGTTTCTCCCAACGCTCTGAAAACTACACGACGCCCGAGGCGCGTGCATCACAAGACCGTATCCATGTCGGACAACTACCACGCCAGAATCCAGAAGAAGTGGATTAAGCGGTTCGGATTCGAGAGCGAGCCGTGTATGTATCAGACGCCTGCGGGCCTGTTTGTGCATCCTGACTTGATCCCGCAACTCCGCGCATCATTCCTTAGCTTGTGGCTGTGAATTGGGATCGGTTCGACCGCATTGTCAGCAACATCCTGAACCATAGCGCAGTGATCGCTTGGGCCGCTTGGCTTGGGCTCACCGCCTTCATTCTACTGATCGCCTACCTGGCGCAACCGTAAGGACATCATGGCAAAGAAAACTGACGACCTCATCGCCGCGGCGAAAAAGCGCTTTCAGGCGGCGATGGAGGCCGACGACAACAACCGCAAGCGGGCGCTTGAGGCCATCAAGTTCAGCGCCCTCGAGCAGTGGCCGGACGCAATCAAGCAGGCCCGCGAGAGAGACCAGGAGGGCGCGCGTCCCTGTTTGGTGCTGGACAAGACAAATCAGCACATCCGCCAAGTCGTCAACGACCAGCGCCAGAATCGCCCCGCGATCAAGGTACGCCCCGTTGACGATCAGGGCGATGAGGACGTGGCAGAGATATTCCAGGGGCTAAGCCGGCACATCGAGGACGCCAGCCAGGCCGATCTTGCCTATGACACCGCGTTCGAGCAGGCCGTCGATGGCGGCTATGGGTACTGGCGAATCATCACCGAGTACGAGGACGAGCGCAGCTTCAATCAGGACATCCGCATCAAGCGCATCCGCAACCGTTTCAGCGTGGTGCTCGACCCCTCGAGCCAGATGCCTGACGGGTCGGACGCCAAGTTCGGTTTTGTGTACGAGGACATTGATCGCGACGACTTCAAGCGCCAGTACCCGAAGGCCGACCCGGTGGACTTCGACACCCTCGACAAGAAAGAGCTTGGATGGTGGGCGACGAAGGAGAAGGTGCGGGTATGCGAGTATTTCCGCATCGAGCACGTTGAAACCAAGCTCCACCTCTTGGCCGATGGCACGACTGCCACCGACGACGAATTGAAGGCGAAGGGGGGCGGAGCGGCTATCCAAGTGGTGAAGTCGCGCGATGTCAGCCTGCCAGTCGTGAAGTGGTCGAAGATCACCGCCGTGGACGAGCTGGAGGCCAGAGATTGGCCGGGTAAGTACATCCCGATCGTGAAAGTGACCGGGAATGAGAAGGATGTCGAAGGCGAACTCATCACCTCGGGCATGGTGACTGCCGCGATGGACGCGCAGCGCATGTACAACTACGCCGCTTCTGCCTTCGTGGAGATGGTGGCTTTGGCACCCAAGGCGCCGTGGACAGCCGCAGAGGGGCAGATCGAGGGCCACGAGGAAGAATGGGCCAAGGCCAACAAGTCGAACATCGCCGTCCTCCAGTACAAGCCGACCACCGTGGACGGGGTACTCGTACCGCCCCCCATGCGCCAGCCGATGCCGGGAATCCCAACCGGATGGGCTCAGGCTTTGCAGTTCTCCGAGCACGACATCCAGTCAGCCACAGGCATGTACGCCGCCAATCTGGGCGAGCAGAGCAACGAAAAGAGCGGGCGGGCTATTCAGGCGCGTCAGCGCGAGGGCGATGTGGGGTCATTCCACTACGTCGACAACCTGAGCCGCTCGATCCGCTACACAGGCCGAATCCTGGTAGACCTCATCCCGAAGATTTACGACACCAAGCGCATCGCGCGCATCATCGGCGTCGATGGCAAGCCCGACATGGTGGAGCTTGACCCGGAGCAGGAGGCCCCGGTCATGCAGAAGCAGGACCAGTTGGGCCGCAAGCTCGCCAAGGTCTACAACCTCGGTGTCGGCAAGTATGACGTGACTGTCACTGTCGGCCCGAGCTACAGCACCAAGCGTCAGGAAGCGGTGGACTGGATGCAGCAGTTGATTCAGGCAGACCCCCGGATCATGCAGATCGGCGGCGACATCCTGTTCAACAACATGGACCTGCCCGGCGCCGAGGAGATGGCTGAACGCCTGAAGGCCATGCTTCCCCCGCAGATCAAGCAGATGATCGAGGCCGAGGACCAGGGGCAGGACCCCAAGGTCATCGCGCTACAGCAGCAGGTACAGCAGGCCAATCAGATGCTCGACCAGAAGGCGCAAGCCCTTCAGCAGATGGCCGCCGAACTCCAGCAGAAGGAGCAGGAGATAGCCGGAAAGGACGCCGAGGCGTCGGCGGCGATCGAGAAGCTACAGGCGCAGGTACGCATGTCGCAGTCAGAACTGCGAGCGCAGAAGCTAGAACTCCAGGTCGCGGAGTTGAACGCCGTCAACAAGATACAAGAGGCGCGCAATGCCCTGGAGGACTTCATCGAGTCACAGACCGGCGTGCCTGTCGAGCAAGGTCAGCAGATGGCCGGCGCGAAGAAAAGCGCGAGCACGGTCGCAAACGACGCCGCTGGACCGATGCAGTCGATTCAGTCGCAGGCGGCTCTTATGCAGGTGATGGGCATGGCGGCCGACGCCATCGCCTCACTCGGTCAGGAGATCGCCAAGATGAACACGCCAATGGACACCATGCTCATCCATGACGAGCAGGGTGAGCCGATCGGCATGCGCCGCGTACCGTCTCAACAGATGCAACCCCAGCAGCCAGACGATGGCGAGCTACCGGGACAGCCCGAGGAGCCACCGGGCGAGCAATAGAGCACGACCTTACCCGTGAGGTACACGGGGCATGACCGCCGTGAGGCAGTCCAATCCTCCAACTGGAGCACAACATGGCAGACGAGATCGCTTCTGTTAACACCGCCGAGCCTATTGGCGAAGCACCGGCCGCTAGCGAGGCCGCACCGTCCGAAGCAGTACCCACTCCGACCCCGGACACCGGAGCGCAACCGGCTGGCGAACAGGCCGCATCGGGCAGCGAACCGCCCGCAGAAGGTCAGCCAGGCGAGGGTGAACCAAAGCCCAAGCCGAAAGGTGGCTTTCAACGTCGCATTGATGAGTTGACGCGCACCAATCACGAACTCCGCAGGCAGTCCCAGGAGTTGCTTGATCGGTTCGAGAGAGTGATGCAGGGACAGCCGGGGCAACCCGGTAAACCCGCGCAGGGCGATGCAGAGCCCAACCCTGAAAACTTCCAAACGATGGGCGAGTACGTCAACGCCGTGGCCGAACAACGGGCCAAGGCGGCAGTGAAAGCCTATGCCGAGGAGCAGAGCACGAAGCAGGCGCAAGCCAGCGAACGCGAAGCCTTCGGGAAGGCGATGACGAAGTTCAACGAGGGAGTGGACAAGGCGCGCGGGGAGTTCGAGGACTTCGACGAGGTAGCTTTTGAATCGCAGTACCCGGTCAATGAGGCCATGTACCGCGCGATCATCAGCTCCGATCAGGGCCCCAAGCTCGCCTACTACTTCGGCAAGAATCCCGCCGAGGCCGCACGCATCGCGAATCTCGACCCGCTTAACGCAATCCTTGAGGTCGGTCGGCTGGAGTCCCGAATCTCCGCGCCAGCTTCAAAGGTCCCTGTCGCATCCAAGGCACCAGAGCCGATTGTCCCGGTCTCGGGTGGCAAGGCAGCAGACGCCGCACCACGCGATAACGACGACATGAAGTCCTGGATGGCCAAGCGGAACGCACAGGTTCACACGTAACAGGTTTGCACTGTCGGGAGACAGCGCCAGCCGATAGCGCCCCGCAAGGGGCCCAAGGAACCAAGCAATGGCTAACTCTATCCTTACGCCGACGCAGGTGACTCGTGAGGCACTTCGTGTGCTCCACGAGAAGCTGAGCTTTATCGGCACCATCAATCGTACCTATGACAGTCGTTTCGCCGAGAAGGGCGCCAAGATCGGCGACACCCTGACGATTCGCCTGCCGAACCAGTACACCGTCCGCAGTGGCAAGACGCTCAACGCGCAGGACACTCAGGAGAATTCGACCAGCCTCGCTGTGGCAACACAGAAGGGCGTGGATATGAACTTCTCCAGCGCCGAGCTGACGATGGACATGGACGACTTCAGCAAGCGCATCATCCAGCCCGCAATGGCTGTGTTGGCGTCGAGCATCGAGTCCGATGCCCTGACCAACATGACCAAGCAGGTGTACAACGGGGTCGGTACTGCCGGCACCACGCCGAATGCGTTGAGCATCTTCGGCAACGCCCGCGCGAAGCTGAACCAGTTCCTTGCGCCGAAGGACAACAACCGTTTCCTTCAAATCGACTCTCTGGCGATGTCCTCGATGGTCGATACCCTCAAGGGTCTGTTCCAGGATGCCAACTCGATCAAGAAGCAGTACCTCGAGGGCATGATCGGCCGCACGGCCGGCTTCGACTGGTACGAGAATGAGCGCATCCTGTACCACACCACGGGCTCGGACCACACGACCGTTACCGTCAACGACGGCGCGATCGCCACCGGAGACAGCACGCTCACCTTCGCGGGTGGCACGCTGTCCGTGGGTACGATCTTCACGATCGCCAACGTGTACGCGGTTCACCCCGAGACCAAGGTCGCCTACAGCTTCCTCAAGCAGTTCGTGGTGACTGCGGTCAACGGTAACGACTACACGTTCAGCCCGGCCATTCACTCGACCGGCGCGCTCCAGAACGTGGACGCGCTGCCCGTGACCACGGCTGCCGTGACGGCGGTCGGTTCGGCCTCGACGACCTACCCGCAGCACTTGGCTTATCACCAGGATGCGTTCGCCTTCGCGACCGCCGACCTGGAGATGCCGCAGGGTGTCCACTTCGCTTCGCGTCAGGTCTATGACGGCATTTCGATCCGCGTGGTACGTGCCTATGACATCAACAACGACAACTTCCCCTGTCGTCTCGATGTCCTCTATGGCTACAACGCCATTCGTCCCGAACTCGCCTGCCGTATCACTGGCTAGTCACTAACCGGGGCCCCGGATAACACCGGGGCTCCACTTCTTTGGAGATTTGAAACATGGCACTTCCATCGGCAACTGACGTGGAATACCTGGGTTCTGGCACGAGTTCCGGCTTGTGCGTCGGCCGCTCTGCCACGGACCTTGTGGGCTTCTACGGCAACACACCCGTTGTTCAGCGTCCCTACAGCTCGGCGGTACACGCCACCTCGGCGCTCGCCAGCTCGACGGACTTCGGCGCGACCCAGCTCGCGGCCGTGCAGGAAATCCAGAAAACCCTGATCGGTCTGGGTGTCTGGGCGACTGCGTAGCACCTGAGTACCTCCGGGGCTTCGGCCCCGGAGTTTTTACCCACACGAGGGCACGCAGATGCCAATTGATACAAGCATCAAGAAAGTCGCTTTTTGCATCCCGACGATCACCAAGCCGTACCAGGTTTGCCTCGACAGCATCAGGGCATCGGTGCCGGTGTTCGATCGTCTCGGCGTCGAGACCGTCATGGTCTCCGAAGTCGGATGTCCGTATATCTCTGCGGCCCGGAGCAAGATGCTGAGAAAGGCTCTGGACGCTGGTGTCGATGCCATTGTGTTCATCGACCACGACCTGAGTTGGGACCACGAGGACCTGGCGAAGATCGCGTTGTACCAAGCCGACTACGTGGTCGGCACGTACCGATTCAAGCGCGAGCCCGAGGAGTACATGGGCCAGCTATTCACGGCAGAGGACGGCAAGCCCATGCCGGCGGCAGACGGCGCGCTGCTCACGTTTTCGGCTCCGGCGGGATTCATGAAGATCACGCCGAAGGCCATCAACACGCTGATCGAGAAGTTTCCGGAACTCTGCTACGGCGAGCGCCACACGCCGCACTTCGATCTGTTCAACCACGGAGCCCACAAGCACACGTGGTACGGCGAGGACTACGCCTGCTGCCGAAGGTGGCTCGAGACAGGCGGGCAAATCTGGACGCTGCCGAATCTCAACATCACGCACTGGAGCGGGGAGACCCCGTATCCGGGGAACCTGCACAAATACCTGATGAAGCAACCCGGCGGAATCAATCACCAACCCACAAAGGAAAACCCGAATGTCGATGATCTACCAAGTACACCCTGAGCACGGCAAGCACATTGCCTACGACCCCAAAGAGGCGCAATGGAATATCCAGAATGGCTGGAAAACCGTGACCGAGGATGAGTTCAACAACTTCGGCACTAAGCCGAAGGCGGTCGTGACGACGCACGATCTTCCAGAGACCAAGGTCATCAAGACGAAGCCATTCAAGGCTCGCAAGCCGACCGACGAGCCGGCGGCCTGACAGTAACCACGAGCGGAGACCGAGATGCAGCGGCATGACGAGGTAGTCACATACAAGCAAGGTGCGTTCCTGACGCCTGCCGGTGGCGCGACCATTTCTGTCATCAACGCAGACACGCTGGCCGCTGCGTCTCTTTTTTCAGATAACGGCGTCACGGCGATGGCGAACCCGACTACCGCCGACTCTCTGGGCCGGTACTTCTTCTATGCCGCTGACGGAAGGTACACGGTCACGGTCTCGGGGAGCGGGTTCAGCCAATACAGCTACGAGGTACTGCTGGACGATCCCGCGACGTACACGGACGAGCAGCTTGCGACTGACCTCGCCAGCACAGCCAGCACATCGCTTGGGGACGCATTGGTAGGCGGGAAGCGCACGCTCTCCAACGCTGTCGCGTTCACGCTGCATTCCTACCATGAAGGTAGGGTTATTAGGGCGAAATTGGATTTTGGTGCAGTAGGTGACAATTCTACCGACGATACGACGGCACTGAACAATGCTATTACAGCAGCCAAAACGAACGGGCTTAGGTTGTTAATCGAGCCCGGAACGTACAAGACCGGACAATTAGTTTTCAGTTACGCATCCGCCGCCTACGAAGTTGTTGGCTCTGGGGTGGGGGTCACAACTTTCGTCCGAAAAGACGATACTGTAGATACCTTGCTAACTGGAACGCTGTCAAACAGTTATCCGTATAAACTCTCTGACTTTTCGGTGGACTGCAATCACGCCACCTACCCAAACGGAAACCATGCGTTGTCTTTCGCAGATATCAATGGCCTGCGACTAGAACGAATCTCCGTAAGCAACTATAAAAATGCCGGCATCCTATTATTCGGCAACACGGCAAATACCTATTACAACAATATCATCCGAGATTGCCATGCGGACGGCGGGAACATCGGAATTATGATAGCAGACATGAACCGCAGTCACATCATTGATTGCGAAGCAACGAATGTAACGGGGTCTCCTGGTTACGGATTAGAGTTAAAGAACGATTGTAGATACTGCTCGATCATAAACGGGTATGCCTCTGGCTGCGTGGTCGGTCTCGCATTCGGAAACGACTCTGGCACTTCCGGCGTAAAGTTTTCAAAAGTGAGAGATGTTGTGGTTATAAATCCGACGGCAGCCGGGACAGGGTTTAGCGCGGCATACGCTGAAAACAACAATGTCGCGGGGCTAATTGTAGACATGAACAGCGGCTCGCTAAACGCGATTGATTTGCAAAGTTCGAGTTTTGGTAACTCAATTAGCGCTGTTGTGAAAAACCTCGCTACCCCCAAGGGCGCGGTACGATTCAGAACAGGATGCACCGACAATTCTGTTGTTTTAGAAATGCTCGATAACATTAATAGCACGGGTTACGCAGCCATCTTTGATTCTGGCTGCAACGACAATGCAGTTCTGCTTCGTAGGATGCGAAACCCAGTTCTACCGAGCAATGGTGTTAGAGCGCTAACCAGCGATTCCTCCACCGGGCAGGACAATCTGTTTATATATGAAGGCTACCCGACAAACTATTATTCAGCGATTGCAAGCGGGGTCATAACAATAAAAAATCCATCCACGAAGAATGTGCAGATTGATACGGAAAGCGCAGCGGCCAGTGATAATTTGGACACGATCACGGGGCCAACAATTGCCGGCATGACGATAATAATGCAGAGCGTTAGTAACGTCAGAGATGTCACCGTCAAGCACGGAACCGGAAATATCAGCTTGGCTGGAAGCGCCGATTTCACCCTAGATAACTATCTCGATAAGCTGACCCTGATGTATGACTCCGTATCTAGTAAGTGGGTGGAAGTTTCGAGATCAGACAACGGTGTATAGCTTGTGGAAATCGCTAGCACAGCACTACTCCGGCATTGGCCTAAAGACTGGGACGACCTGAACCGTTACCCGAGGAACTGATACATGACCATTATCGTCACCGGAACAAGCACGGCAGCGGCGCCGACCGCGCTCGACATGATAAAGAAGGCCATGCGCCTCATCGGCGCCTTGGGTCAGGGGGAATTCCCGACCTCTTCCGAGGCTGACGATGGCCTGAACGCGCTGAATTCCATGATGGACTCGTGGACGACCGAGCGCCTGATGATATACCAGCTTCTCGAGGAGTCTTTCACGTGGGCGAGCGGTAACGCCTCGCGCACGATGGGCTCGGGCGGGGACTTCGACACCACCGCCCCGGTAAAGCTGGACAGCGGATTCTCGCGGATCAGCGGCGTAGACTACCCGTTCCGGATCGTCGAGAAAAACGTCTATGACGGCATCGCCTCAAAGACCGTGCAGTCCACGTACCCCGATCTCATCTACTTTCAGGACGGAAACCCGCTCGTGACCCTGTACGGCTACCCCGTACCGAGCGCGAACCTTGAGATTCACCTGAACACGTGGAAGATTCTCCAGGTATTCACGGCTTTGACAGACAGCTATGCGCTACCGCAAGGCTACCAGCGGGCCATCGAGTACAACCTTGCCCTTGAGATCGCTGCGGAGTTCGGCGTCGATGTGCCGGCCAGAGTCGAGAAGATCGCGATGGAATCCAAGGGCAACATCAAGCGCATCAACTCCGCGCCGATCATCGCCCGCATTGACGAGGCGAATGTCGCCGGGACGCGCAGGTACAACATCTTCAGCGACGGGCCGTAAGTGAAAGACACCATCCCCCTATTCGGACTCGGTTTGCAGGGCAAGAGCCCGAACGTATCGGCCCAGCAGCGGATTAACTGCTATCTGGAAGTAAAGCAGCAGGACGCCGATCGCTCGCAGATCAGCGTCTATGGCACGCCAGGGCTAGACCTGTTCGTGGACTTCGGCGATACGCCGATCCGTGGAATACGCCAGTTCCCGAAGAACAGCGTGCTCTATGTCGTACACCGGGGGACGCTTTGGGAAGTGAACAACGCCGGGGTGGCGACCAATCGCGGCACACTTTCCACCACTACCGGGCAGGTGTCGATCGACGACAACGGCACACAGGTGATGATCGTAGACGGAACCTATGGGTACACCTACAACACCAGCACCACGACCTTCGCGAAGATCACCGATGCAGACTTCCCCGCGAACCCGACGACCGTAGTCTTTCACAACGGCCGCTTTCTGGTAACGGTTCAGGACTCCGGGCAGTTTCAGGGCTCGGCATCCTACGATGGCACGGCTTGGGACCCGCTGGACTTCGCGACAGCAGAGTCGAACCCCGATAATACCATCGCGGTCGCCACGAGCCACGGCGATGTCGTGCTGTTCGGTGACTACACCACGGAGTTTTGGGGAGACACAGGTCTATCTGGATTCCCCTATCAACGCATCCCCGGAGCCATCACCAACTTCGGGCTTGCCGCAAGGTGGTCGGTGGCGATGAGCTACGGGACGCTGTGCTTCCTCGCGAGAAACACCGAGGGGCAGGTAATTGTGGCGAGGCTCGCCGGCTACCAGGCAGAGCGGATCAGCAACACTGATCTGGAGCACCTGATTAACGGTTACTCGAGCGTGAGCGATGCCGTAGCCTACGGGTACATGCTGGACGGACATCCCATGTACGTCATCACCTTCCCCTCTGCGGGCTACACGTGGATGTACGACGCCGCAACAGGGGAGTGGTCGCAGCTAAAGAGCACCGGACTGACCCGTCATCGTGGACAGTTGTTCGCCAACTTTTTGAACAAGGCTTACGTTTCGGACTACTCCAGCGGGAAGCTCTACCGCTACAACACCAGCACGTACTCTGAGAATGGCGACCCGCTGCCCATGACGTTCGTTGGTAGGCATATTTTCAAGGGCGACGACCACCTCATCATCGACGCCCTCCAGCTCGACGTGGAGGCCGGTGTTGGGATTGCTACCGGGCAGGGATCGAGCCCGCGCGTGATGATGCAGGTATCGAAAGACGGCGGCCATACGTGGGGCACGGAGATTTGGGCGCCGCTTGGAAAGGCAGGAGAAACCACGTCTCGTGCGCTGTGGCGACGCCTTGGCAGGGCGAGGGACTGGACGTTCAAGTTCACGATCACCGACCCCGTTAAGCGCGTGCTGACGGGCGCCGCCGCGACGATCCGTCCCGGCATCAGCTAGTGAACATTCCGCCGAATCAGGACCGGATCGCAGACGAATCCGGGCGGCCTTCTCGTGCCTTCGTCCGGTGGTTCACCGAGATTTTCACGTTCCTTTCGTCCATAGACCAGTCGGGGACGACCGCAAACCGGCCGACCGCAAATCTGTGGGTTGGTCGTTTCTACTTCGACACGACCCTCGGGCAACCGATCTGGGTCAAGACAACTTCCCCCGTGGTGTGGGTAGACGCCACCGGATCAACAGTGTGAGGACTTAACGATGGCAATGGGATTCCTGGGGTCGATTGCACAGAAGTCGCAGAAGGGCTTCTTTGGCCCTCAGACGGACGAGGCCGCAAAGCAGGCCGGCGTCGGTCAGATGATCGACTGGTACAACCGCGCCGGTAATGACTTCTCGAAATACTACGATCAGGCCAAGGCACTCTACGATCCAGCCAATGCGCTGCTTGCGGACCCGTCCAGCGTAAGGAACCTCCCCGGCTATCAATTCAACTTCGATCAGGGAATGAAGGCGCTCGACAACTCCGCCGCTGCTCGTGGCGGGGCGCTATCCGGTAACGCTCTCCGTGGAGCAACGGAGTACGGTCAGGGGTATGCGGATTCACAGTGGGGCAACCAGCTCGCCCGGATTCTCGGCGTCGTCAACCCGCAGGCCGGAATCCTACAAGGTCAGGGTCAGGGACTTGCGAATATCTGGACCGGACTTGGAGCAAACATACCGAAGTACCGCATTGCGGCGATGGACGAGGCCCGACAGATGCACGACTCCATGAACGAAGCCGCCGCCGGTTGGACAGGTGCGGCGATGGGCTCGATGGGCGGAATGGGTGGAGGCAAGAAAGGCGGCGGCAACAGCTCGCAGCTCTGGAACTCCGATAACTCGATGTTCAGCGGTAACAACCAAGACTGGTGGTCGCAATACCTTGGGACGGGAGGCGATCAGTCGCAGGCGTACAACCCGCAGGACAACACCGGCAGCCTTGACCCGCAGAAATATCTGCGCTTCTGGAGGTAACGATGCCAAACGTAGGCGGTAACTTCGCGGCAGGCGTACAGGGCGGAAATGTCCTCTACAACCGCCGTCGCCAGAATCGCATCGGTCAGATCATGTCGCAGTACGCCGACAATCCCGAGGAGGCGTTTCGCGCGCTTCAGGAGGGTGGCTTTGGTCCTGAGTCGATCGGACTGGAAAACGCCCAGATGGCGCCGCAGCGTGCCATGCAGATGGCCATTCTGAAGCAGAAGCTACAAAACGAAGGGTTCCAGTCGTTTGTCGATCAGCTCCGTCAGTTCCAGCAGGACGCGCAGGGTAATGTCGGCGCTGGCGCGCAGGGCCCAATCGGTCAAGGTTCTGCCGTGGCAGACGCCGGGATGCCGAACTTCACGAACGCCGGAATGTCATTCGGATATAAGAACGGAAGTCCTACAGTGGACTTCGACCCGAGCAAGGTCTACGCGGCACAGAATGACTGGCGCAAGGGCATGACGGGCGGGACTGAGAGCTATTACAAGACCGGAATACCCAACCCGTACTATCAGGGCCGTCAGGCTCCGGTTCCCGGTCAGGGCGGTGTGTCTGCAATCACAAGCGGGCCGGCATCCGGCGCCGGCATGTCTCCCGCCGACCTATCGTCTGCCAACAAGGAAAAAACCACGAAGCTCTACGAGACCGACAACAAGTATGTCAGCGACCTCCGTGATGTTGCCTTGAAGTCCCAGCAGTCGCGCATGTTCCTGGATCAGATGAAGGAGTCCATGCTTAACCCCGCTGGCTTGTACTCTGGCGCGTGGGCAGAGGGGCGCACGGGACTGGCGAACATGCTCCAGACGCTTGCCCCGAATCTCGCCGGCATTGACCTCGACAAGCTCGCCAATACCCAGCAGTTCGGGGCTTTCAGCAACGCCGCCGCTGCGGAGATTTTGAAGTCGGTAGTGGGGTCGGCGCAAATCTCTGATCGCGACGTGATGTTCGTCAAGTCGCTATTCCCGAGGCTCGAGCAGCAGCCGCAGGCCCGCGTTGAACTCATCAACTTCCTCTACCAGAAGCTTAACCAAAACATCGACCGCTTCAACGCCGCCGACAAGTATTTCAGGACCAAGGGAAACCTGACCGGCTACGACTACGGCATGTCACCAAGCGGTGGTTTCGGCAAAGGCATCCCGAAGCCGCAAAAGTCTGACATTGAATACCTGAGAGCCAACAACACGCCGGAAATGCAGAAGGCTTTCCAAAAGCAGTTCGGCTACCTGCCAAACTTCTAGGAGCACACTAATGGCTGGAATTCCTGACTGGGCAAAATCAGCCCAGCCCGACGCCGTGCCCGAGTGGGCGAAGGGTACGCAGGCGGCTCCCGTTCAGCCACAGCAGTCTCCCGGTGTCGGTGCGTCGATCGACGCCGCTGTCGCCGACATCCCCCGTCAGGCCGGACTGAATGCGCGCTACGTCCTGCAAGGCTTGGGCAACACGGCGAGTCTCATCAACGCCCCGCTTCGTGTGCCGTACAACGCGCTCGCCTCTAGGCTAGGACTTCCGCAGGCTGACGACAACCTCGGCGCGACACTCTCGAACAAGATGGGGCTCCCGGAGCCGCAGACGACCACCGAGAAGGTTGCCGGTGCCATTACAAGCACGATGGCCGGAACGGGTGGCGCCATGAAGCTCGCGGGGATGCTCGAGCAGGCGCCGCAGTACATCATGCAAAACGCCCCGCAATGGCTACAGACCGCACGGCAGGCGGGGACAGCCATGGCTTCTCGGCCAGACATGCAACTCGCGTCCGCCGCTGGTGCCGGTGGTGCCGGGGAATACGCCAAGGAAAGCGGTGGCGGTCCCGTGGCGCAGTTCCTTGCCGCGCTGGCCGGCGGTCTTGTCGTGCCCGCTGGCTTGGCTGGCGTGCAGAAGGGCTACCAGGGCATAAAGACCCTGATGGACCGCCTGAATGGCTCACCTCAACTCAACGCGCAGATTGACCAGGCCATCGAAAGCGCAGTGTCTCAAAACGGCATGCGCCTCGAGCAAATCCCGCGCAACGTCCTCAATCAGCTACGTCAGGACGTTCGCAACGCGCTCAAGACCGGGCGGCTGGATGAGGCCGCCGCCAAGCGACTTGCAGACTATCGTCTCGTGGGCGCTACGCCGACAGCCGGCAATGTGTCGCTTGACCCCGTGCAGATCACGCGCGAGAGAAACCTGGCGAAGATGGGCGCGAACACCGACGACACCAGCCTCCAGCAGCTCGCGCAGGTCAGGAACCAGAATAACGCCAAGCTGATCGAGGGCGTCAACAACCTCGGCGCCAGTCAGGGCGACAACGTGAGCGGCGCGCAGAAGGTCATGGATGCCCTGGAGGGCAAGCTATCTGCTCGAAAGGGGATGGAAGATGCGCTATGGCGGGGAGCCCGGAACACTGGCGGCCGTGACGTTCAGCTCTCTCCGTCTAACTTCGCGCAGAGAGCAAACGATCTGCTGGACGAGGCAATGGTGGGCGGGAAACTCCCCGCTGATGTAAGGAGCAACCTGAACAAGATCGCCACGGGAGAGATACCGCTGACGGTCAGCGTTTCCCAGCAGTTCAAGACCGCGATGGCGGCGCTACAGCGTAACTCAAGCGACCCGGCGGAAAAGTACGCGATCGGACTGGTACGCAAGGCGCTTGATGAGGTACCCATAGCGCCCGGACAAGGTGCTGCGGCTAATGCGGCCTTCGAGCGTGCGCGCACATTCTCCAGAGGGTGGCGCACCATTGTCGACAATACTCCAGCGCTCAAGGCGGTCAGCGAAGGCGTCGAACCTGACAAGTTCGTGGAGACATTCATCACCGGGAACGGACCCAATGCTAACATCAGCGATCTGTGGTCGCTACGCCAACAACTCCAGAAGGAGCCCGAGGCGTTTATGGCCGTGCGTCAGGCCATTGCCAGGAACCTCAAGAATAAGGCGCTATCCGGTGCGTCTGACGAGGTGGGGGTTTTCAGTCAGTCGCGTTTCAACAAGGCCCTTAATGCGATCGGCGACCGTAAGCTCGGCATGTTTTTCACCAAGCAGGAAGTCGCGCAGCTAAAGGCTATCGGCCGCGTGGCGTCCTATGAGCAGGTGCAGCCAGCCGGTTCGGCAGTGAACAACTCGAACACGGCCAGCAACCTGCTCGGGGCTTTCGTCAACATGATCGGATCGAGAAAGGTCCCGCTGTGGGGTCCTCTCGTGGTGGAACCACTGAAGAAGGTGGGCATGAGCAGGGAGGCCGGCAGGGCCATGAACGTGGTCAACTCCCTGTCAATGCAGCCGGAGGAGGCTGCTGGATTGCCGCCCGTACTGATTCCCCTGCTACTTGGGGCGAGTCAGTAGCGCGACGATCAGGGCGGCCACGATGGCGCCCATGAATATCGGGTCCATCGGCGCATCCTAGGCGCCATTCATTATATATGTCAATCACCGCCCGGAGGCGGCAATGTCCTATTACCTGAGCCCAATCGGTAACAGACAGTTCGTAGACAGCAACGGAAACCCGCTGAGCGGGGCCAAGCTGTTTACGTATGTCGCTGGATCGTCCACAAAATCAACGGTTTACAAGGATAGCGCCGCCGCTGCCTCGCACACGAATCCAATCGTGCTCGACTCCAATGGCAGCCCCGCATCCCCGATCTGGCTGGACGGGTCGGTCACGTACAAGTTCGTGCTGGCGCCGTCGAACGACACCGACCCCCCTGCATCCCCCTATTACTCGTGGGACAACATCGACGGCGTTAACTCTGCCCTGGTATCCGGAATCACGGAGTGGCTTACCGGACCCACCCCGACCTACGTCAGCGCGACCAGCTTCACGCTTGTCGGCGATCAGTCGAGCACGTTCCACGTCGGCAGACGGCTCAAGACCACCAACTCTGGTGGCACGGTCTACTCGACCATCACCGCGGTCGCCTATACGACGCTCACCACGATCACAGTGGTCAACGACTCGGGTACGCTCGACGCCGGCCTCTCCGCTGTCTATTACAGCATTCTCTCCGCAGACAACCCGTCGCTTCCCTTCGGCATCGACTACCAGGCCATGAATGACGGCGCCGTGATCGTCCCGGCTCCCGGCGGCGGTGCAACGCAGTCATGGGTCCCGAAATACGCGCTCTCCGGTTTGTCGATGGCGATCAGCACGACGGACACGGTAAACGACATCACGGTCCAAGTCGGAGAGTGCGCGGACAGCACGGGCGTGATGATGCTCAAGCTCACGTCAGCGATGACAAAGCAGCTCGACGCCTCATGGGCAGTCGGCAGCGCCGCTGGTGGACTAGACACCGGAGCGGAGGCAATTAGCACGTATTACTTCGTTTGGCTGATCCGCAAGGATTCGGACGGCACGATCGACGTGCTCATATCCGCAAGCTCATCGAGCCCGACCATGCCATCGGGGTACACGTACAAACGCCTCATCGGCTCTTTCTACAACAACGCCTCCAGTCAAATAGAAGCCGTTTCTCCGTTTAGCCAGCGGTTTATGATCTTCACGGCTTCCGGGACTTTCCCGGTCCCGGCATGGGTGAATCAGATCAAGGTTAAGGCGCAGGCATCAGGCGGTGGCGGTGGCTCTGGAAGCAGAAGCTCAGGCGGGACAGGACTGACGACCGCCGGAGGTGGCGGCGGTGCTGCTGGCGAGTACAAGGAGCAATGGGTACAGACCACTCCGGGTGGGACAGAAACGGTAACGATAGGCGCTGCCGGAACAGGTGGAACCGGGGACACCGGAGCTGGCGCAAATGGCACAGACGCATCGGACACCACGGTTGGTTCAAGTTTTACGGCACTGGGCGGAAAGAAAGGATACAGCGGCGCAAACGGAGCCCAAGGTGGAGCAGTGGGAGCCGCACCCGGTGGCGGGACAACCGGCGACACATGGAAGGAGGAATACGGCCACTCTGCTGGAGATGGTGGGCATGGTGGTGTGAGTTCAACGATCTCCGGAAATGGCGGCGGCGGTGGCACGAGCATGTACGGAATAGGGGGCGCAGGTGGCGCGGCCTCAACAGTTGGAAGCGGTTCTAATGGAAGCACAGCCGCCAATTATGGCGCCGGAGGTGGTGGAGGCGGCGGGTCAAATTACTCGTCCGGGTCTGGCGGCAATGGTGGAGACGGCTACAAGGGTTTTGTGGTGGTGGAGTGGTGAGAGATGCATGAGCAAGATGAACACCTTGAGCGCATCGTCCGCGAAGTTGTCGAGCACATCCTTGCCGATGACCATTTCCTCGAAAAAATCAGCACCGCAGCAGCCGACAAGTTCGAGCAACGGCTGTACCAGAAAGTCGGTCAGAGCGTCATTAGAAAAGCGGCTTGGGCGGTTGGTATTGCGCTCATTGGGCTTGTTTCCTGGCTCGCCGGGGCAGGACACCTGAAATAGGGAGGTCAATCATGGTCGACATCGCTGGCGTCCGAAAGGACGCCTTTGACTATCTTGTCGCCGTTTGCGTGGCGACAGAAGTGCCACCGCACGACTCGCCGATCGAGGAAATGAAGGCGGTCATAGACGTGATACGCAACCGCGCGCGGCTAGGTACGTTCGGCGGTCCTCTCGCCGTCGATGTTGTAATGAAACCAAGGCAGTTCAGCGCCGTATGTCGTGAGGACTACTGGCGCCGGGCGCTAAACGGCGAGTGGTTCCCGTGGCATGTCGAGAAGGCCCTGGAACTGTGGCGACAGGAATGGGAGGACACGACTGACGGGGCTACGCATTACTACAGCCCCATTTCGATGGTGCCGAAGTGGTCGGCGCCGTCATGGGCGCCGAGCATGACCCCGGTCAACGTACCTGGCGTGCGCGGCGATTATTTCCGTTTTTTCAAACCGTAAGAGGTAGACATGGAGAAGCTGAAAGAGGTATGGACAAAGGTCGAGCTGTTCCTGATCGTCAAGGTGGGAATGAAGCCGGCGATGGCGAAGCTCGCGATGGTGGCCGTCCCGGCGGTCGCGTTGTTTGGTATGTATCACACCGTTTCAAAGTGGCTGGGCTTCTAATGGCCACCGAGGACATCAACAGAAAGGCGCGGCGCAAGTACCTCAAGGATGAGGTCATCGACAAGGTGAAGCGTGAAAGCGGGTACGACGCGCTCGCCAAGCACTACGAGAAGAAGCGCGAGCAGGAGGCCGACGAAGCCGCCGCCGAGTACGACCAGCTCGCCGACGAGCACGACAAGGCCGGGGCACTCCCGGCAGACGAAAAGCTGGCCATCGTCAAGGCCAAGCAACCGAAGAAGGGGAACCTCACGCCCCTCATCATCCTCGCCGTACTGGCCGCCGCGCTGGCGGTCATTTACTGGATGGGCTGATGTACGTTTACACCGCCAGACTGGTCCGCGTCATTGACGGTGATACGGTAGAGCTTGAGGTGGATTGTGGGTTCCGCCTCACCTTCCGTGATCGCTTCCGGCTCGCTCACATCGACGCGCCCGAACACGACAAATCGTCCACGGACTACCTGGCGGGTCTTTTTGCCTCGATTCCCTCGCCGTTCATCGTCAAGACCACCAAGCCCGATAAGTACGGGCGCTGGCTGGTCGAGATCGCGCACCCAGGCGGCGGGACGCTTAACGACATCATGGTTGATGCCGGCCACGCCGTTCCCTACGAGGGCGGAAAAAAGTGAGGTGGTATCACAAGCTCACCGACTACCTTGGGGAACGGTTGTCGATCGACCAGAGCAAGGTGCGCCCGCTGTTCACGTTCTGCTGGGGCTGCGGGACGGTCAAGAAACCCAACCTCAAGTCCATCACAGTTACCTGCGGTAACGACCCAAGTACCAAGCGGTCGCTCTACTACAACG